GCTCTTCGATCCCAAATCGCAGGACAAATTCGCGCGCTTGGTGTCCGTGCAGCACTTGTTCCAGGAAGGCCTCATCTACGCACCCGAGCGCGCCTGGGCCGACGCCGTGATGACCCAAGTCGGGCAATTCCCGCGCGGCAAGCACGACGAATACGTCGATTTGACCTCGATGGGCCTGCGCTACCTGCGGGATCGAGGGCTCATCTCGCGCGCGGTCGAGCGCCGTGCAGAAATGGAGTCTTTCAAGATCTACCCACGCAACCAGAATCAGCCGCTGTACCCGGTCTGATTGCTTTGTTATTCTCGGGCTGCTTGGGCTCGGGCTCAAGCTGGCCCCCTGAAAACTCGGATTGCTCTGCCCGGCGCACGACGATCTCCGATCTGGAGAGACGTTGAGCGCGATTTTCAAATCCGACGAGCCGAATGTCCGCTGCCAGTGCGTGGTGGACTTACTCGGTCGTGCGCCGGGATCGATACGCAAACCTAATTACCGCTTTCTCGTGACCGTGTGGGGCGAGCCGCCGCACGCCTTCACGATGTTTTACGAAGTGGTCGCCTACGGCGAGGAGACCGCCGCGCATCTCGGCATGCAGCGCTTCCAGCGCGACATGAGCCCCACGCAATTGCTGCTCACCGCGATCGCGAAGGAGCTGCAGTGAGTCCGCCAGGACTGGGGCTTGCGAACCTGCGGCTCGTCCCCGACGAGCCAGAAATGCCGCCGGGAATTCAAGTCGAACTCACGCCTGAGCCCGACGATCAGCCCGAGATCGACGAGCGCGGCAACATCGTCACGATCAAGCACGGCGATGGCTCGATCTCGATCTCGCTCGACGGCAAGGGCTTAGGTAACGTCAAGCCGGAAGACGAAGGCCCGACCGAATGGTTCGGCAACTTGGTCGACAAGCTCACCGACGATGAGCGCGGCCGAGTCACCGATGATCTTTTGCGCGGTGTGGATCTCGACATCGAGTCGCGGCGCGAATGGATCGAGGACCGCGCGCAGGGCATCAAGCTCTTGGGGCTCAAGATTGAACTGCCAAACGTCCAGGGCTCCAGCACCGACGGCGCTCCCGTCGAGGGCATGTCGAAGGTTCGCCATCCGCTGCTCCTCGAAGCGGTGCTGCGCTTTCAGGCCAATGCGCGCAGCGAGCTGCTGCCAACCGACGGCCCGGTCAAGATCCGCAACGACGACAACAACGCGCAGTTGAAGGAAGACGAACTCGCAAACGCCTTCGAGCGCGACATGAATCATTACCTGACCGCCGTGGCGACTGAGTACTACCCCGATACCGATCGCATGCTCCTAATGCTGGGCTTCGGCGGCACGACGTTCAAGAAGGTCTATTTCTGCCCGATCAGGAATCGCCCGGTGAGTGAATCGGTCGATGCGAGCGACATCATCGTCAATCAGAACGCGATCAACGTAAGGAACGCACGGCGCGTCACACATCGCACGTACTTGAGTAAGTCCACGATCAAGCGTCTGCAGATCCTGGGCGTGTATCGCGACGTGGATCTACCGGACCCGTCGCCAGCGGCGCTCGACTCGCAGCAGGAAGCTGAGAAAGCGCAGCAAGGCATTACGATCACCGACACGCGTCCCGATGATCGCGATCGCGAGATCTACGAGATCTGCTGCGAGCTGGACCTGAAAGGCTTTGAGCACGAGCACGAGGGCAAGGAGAGCGGGCTCGAGATTCCGTACAAGGTGACGATTGATCGCTCCAGCCGGCAGATGCTCTCCATCGTGCGTAACTACGACGAGGACGACAAGGTGTTGCCAACGGCAAAAACCTTGTACGTCAAGTACACGTTCGTGCCGGGCTTCGGCTTCTACGACATCGGCTTGTTGCACATCTTGGGCAACACCACGAACGCAGTCACCGCCGCGTGGCGTGAGATGCTCGACAACGGCATGTTCGCGAACTTCCCCGGCTTCCTGATGGCGAAGGGCGGGGCGCGGCAGAACACCAACGTGTTCCGCGTGCCACCCGGCGGCGGGGCACCGATCGACACGCAGGGCATGCCGATCACCCAGGCCGTGATGCCGCTGCCTTACGAGAGCGCGCACATGGCCCCCCTGATGGCGCTCGTGCAGGACATGGTGCAAACCGGGCAGCGCGTCGGCGGCACGAGTGAGCTGCAGGTGGGCGAGGGCCGCGCGGAGGCGCCCGTGGGCACGACGCTCGCCTTGATAGACCAGGCCGTCAAGGTCATGAACTCCGTCCACAAGCGCTTACACGCGGCGCAGGCCGAAGAATTCCAGCTTCTCGTGAAAGTGTTCAAGGAGCACCCGGAATCCTTCTGGATGCGTAAGTGCAAGAGCCGCACCGCTTGGGACGAGCAGAAGTTCATGCTGGCGGCGAACAACTGCGAGCTGGTCCCGCAGGCCGATCCTAACACGGCGTCCATGGGTCAGCGCGTGATGAAGATCCAGGGCTTGAAGCAGCTCCAGCAGGCGTCCCCGAGTCTCTACGACCCGATCGCCATCGACACCGCTGCGTTGCACGCAATGGGCTGGAGCAACCCCGAGCAGTTCTTCGTGCCGCCGGCTGCGCGTGCGGCACCACCGCCGCAGCTCCAGCAAATGCAGGAGCAGATGAAAAACGACGCGAAGGCGGCCGATGCCAAGGTCGAGGAGGCGAACGCGCGCACCGCCGAGGCGAAGGCCAAAGCCGCCGACGTGCAGGCAAAGATCGACTCCGGTCACTACGGCCCGAAACCCACCGAGGGCGGCCTGAAACCGCCCGAACCCGAGACGCAGCTCGACCTCGCGACCGCGCAAGCGAAAGTCATGGACGCGCACACGCGTGCGGGCGAACTCGCGCTCAAAGAACGCACCGCTGCCGTCGAGAACGACAACCGCGATCGCGACCGTGAAGCCAAGGAGCGCGAGAGCGCGATCAGTTTGGCAAGCGACGTGATCCGCGCGCCCGTCAACGAGCGCGGCAGTCAGGTCGGCGTGAAGGGCGCGGGCCAGAAGGCGAACAAGATCATCGACGAGGTCGATAAGAAGATCGACGAGTCGTGAACACAGTACTTCACAGTGAAGTCCTTTGAAAGTTGCGATGAAGTAACTCACAGCGTAAACAGAGGCACCCATGAGCACGATGTCTGAACAATCTCGCGCCCGCGCGAAGGAAAAAGTTTCGCGACTGACGAGCGCCAAAGTCGGCGTCGTCGATGCATCGGGTTGGAAGAACCCGCCCGCCGAGAAGGACGACGTGCAGACCGGCATGCGCGTGCTCTCGCGCCGAGCGTTCAAGAAAGGCGGCAAGGTCATGGGCGAGAAAGCCATGCAGCGCGCTGATCGCAAACCACGCGCGAAGGGCGGCGGCATCGTCGATGATTACTTCAACGTCGATCAGAAAAAGGCCAACGATCTGCGCGACGGCGACAAGCAAGACGGTGGCCTGAAGAAGGGTGGACGCGTTGCCAAGATGGTCGGCGGCCCGATGATGGGTCGCCCTGCTGAGCGCCCCGTGATGCCCGCGCGCACAGGCGCCGCGCCCATCGGCATTCGCCCGCAAGTGGGTCCGCGTCCGATGATGCGCAAGGCCGGCGGCAAGGTTCACGCCGATAAGGCCGAGGACAAGAAGCTCATCAAGAGCGAACTCAACAAGGTCAAGTCCGAAGTTCACAACGAGAAATGCACTTGCGCCAAATGCAGCGGCGGCAAGGTCGCGAAAGCAGCCGGCGGCGCCACCTTGGGAGGCACGCGCCCCACGGGCGATCGCGTGCCTCGCAAAGCCGGTGGCCGCACGAAGAAGGGCGGCATGAACGTGAACATCATCATCGCGCAGCCGCCCGCGAAGCCGCCGATGGGACCGCCGATGGGACCGCCGATGGGTGGGCCGCCTCCAGGCGCAGGCCCCGTGGGCATGCACCAGAGCCCGCCACCGCCGCCGGCTGCAGCGCCCGCGCCGATGCAGCCGCCGCCGCAGATGCGTAAGCGTGGCGGTCGCACGTATCCGATTGAGTCCGGTGGTGGCGGCGGCTTGGTTCGCCTCGAAAAGATCGCGGCCTACGGTTGAATACCGCGTTTGAAACGGAGTTGCGCAAGTGGCTCTCTGAGGAATTGATTCGACTGCGGAACAATCTGGAAACGCCGGGCACTGTGCAGGACATTGCGGACTACAAACACATCGTCGGCCAGATCTTTGCGTTGAAGCGCGTCGCCGACGCGCTCGATGACATCAACACGACGATCAACAACAGGTAACTGAATGAACGCACGCTTGAAACCTATCAGCAGCGAGGTCGAAGCGGAATCGCAGCGCCTGCGGAAAGCCATCATCGACAAGGTCGGCGATCTTTCCGGCTATGAGATCGCCAACAACGAGCTGCTCGTCGCGATCTACCGGCGCGAAGAGATGACGCCGGGCGGCATCGTGCTGCCGCACCAGAATTTGAAGGAGGATCTGTACCAAGCGAAGGCGCATTTGGTGCTCAAGATCGGCTCTGCGTGTCAATTCGTGCGTAAACACGCCACCAAGGGCATCACCTACGGCATTCCGATCGAGTTGCACGACTGGATTGTGATTCGGCCGTCGGACGCGTGGGCACTCGACATCAACATGCGCCCCTCGGTGCTCGACATGGCCGACTACGTGCCGTGCCGAATGATCTGGGACGACATGATTCGCGCCAAAATCGCACACCCAGCCATGGTCTGGTGATCATGAGCACAACTTCCGACGATATTCAGATCGATTTGGACGAAGCTGACGCACTTGCGGCCGAAGCGAAGCCGAAAAAGACGGAAAAAAACGACGATTTACCCGTCGTTGAGGTCAAGCAGCCGAAAAGTAAGGTCGTTACACCCGACGAAGGGCTCAAAAAGCTCCAAGACGACCTCGCCGCCGCGAATGCCGCCCGTGAAGATGCTGAACGACGCGCGCAAGCGGCCTCGCTCGCCGAAGTTCAAGCGCGAACCGAGGTGCAAGGCACGCATTTGGACCTTGTGAAGAATGCGATCACGCAATTCACGACGCAAAACGACACTTTGGAGGCGAATTACGCCGCCGCGCTCTCTGACCAGGACTTTGCGGGCGCCGCGAAGATCCAACGGCAGATGGTGGCGAATCAGGCGAAGCTCGTCGAGCTGGAAAGGAGCAAAACGGCGCTCGAAAAGGCGCCGAAGCCCTCTCCGAGTGTGCAACCCGACGTGGTCGAGCACTTCGTCAAGGATTTGTCGCCGCAGAGCGCGCAGTGGGTGCGTCAGCATCCAGAATATGCGCGCGATCCCGCCAAGACTCGCAAGATGGTGCGCGCTCACGAGGACGCGGTCGATGAGGGCCTCAAAGCCGACACGCCCGAGTACTTCGCCTACGTCGAGAACCGCTTAGGCGTCGGTCGCGCCGATCCTGCGCTCCAGGACGACACGCTGTCCGATGCCGCTCGACCGAAATCGACCCGTTCAGCCCCGCCGGCCTCGGCTCCGGTCACTCGCAGCGGCAACGGCGGCGGCCAGCGCGCCAACATCGTCACGTTGACCGCCGACGAAGTCGAGATCGCGAAGCTCATGGACATGAAGCCTGAGGAATACGCTCGTCAGAAGATCGCGATCAAGCGCGAAGGAATGAATTGATATGGCTACCGAAACCGAAACCCCTTTGATCGGCGAACCGCGCCGCCGCGCAGGTCTGCACGCGCCACTGCCGCAGTCCCCGGTCGTGGAAGCCGCGCCCGTTGACGAGGACGATCCGCGCTCGCGCGCGTCGCGCCGCGCCGCCGAGCTGCGCGAACATCGCGGTGACTTCAACGACGGCACCGATCAGTTCGCGATCGACCCGCGCATCATTCCCGATGGCTGGTCGTACGAGTGGAAGGTCATGACCGTGCTCGGCGCGAAGAACGCCGCGAACGAGATTGCGACTGCGCGTGGCGGCTGGGAGCCGGTCCCGGCGTCGCGTCACCCGGAACTTATGCCGAAGGGCTGGCAGGGGACCTGCATCGAGCGCGATGGGCAGATGCTCATGGAACGCCCGAAGGCGATCACCGACGAGGCGAACGATCGCGAGATCCGCAAGGCCCGCACGCAGGTGCGCGACAAGGAGCAGCAGATCATGTCCTCGCCCGCTGGCCCGAATTCGCCGTTCGCGACCGACAACAAGGGCAAACCCATCAACAATATTCGCACCACGCGCGAAGCTGAAAGCTTGCGGATTCCAGACTGATGGACGCCGACGACGTCGTGAAGCTGCGCCTCGCGCTCGCCGCGCTCTTCACGGCGGCGAGCATTGCGTCGGGCAAAACACCTGATGTGATGCAGTCGATCGCGCTCGCCAATCAGCTCATCGACACGATGAAATTATGAAACATCATTTCTGCGCGTGCTGTGAGTATCGCGTCGCTCAGAAGCCGCATATCCTGTGTTTCTCGTGT